ATGCAAATCATCGAAAAAGTTTTCGGGAAGGAGGTGCCCGCCTAATCTAGCCGAAACGCCCCTCGGGGCGTCTGCCGGGGATGACCGCCCGGTACTGATGTGGCAGGTCAACAGGAAGCACACAGGAGAGCACAATGAACGCAAACACAAAATGGCACACAGTTGTTCGGGGCAGCAACTCCCGCCACATGGCCGGCGGGGGGCAAGTGCAGGCGTTTTGCCCGCCCGCCACGGGAGACGTGAATTTTTTTGAGCCGTCGTATGACGGCAGCTATTGCAAAGCCAACGCCTGGGCGCAGGCATTGGTCACCCGGATGACCAGCTGGGCAGCCGCTCAGGGCAAGTCAGCGGTGGTGTATCACGCCACCAGCTGGCAGCCAGTGAGCGCAACCATAGAGACTATTTTGGAGTCTGACCCCTCGTGGGTCAAGCACCACGAGGAGGGTTCGGCGGACGATGGATTCATCGACCGCATCTACTGGCGGAAGGAGGTGACCGTTTAACAGCCGAAACGCCCCTCGGGGCGTCTGCCGGGGATGACCTCCCGGTACTGATGTGGCAGGTCAACAGGAAGCACACAGGAGAGCAAACATGAGCACAAAAGCATTCAACTACGAGGCGGCGGTCGCCCAAATAATCAAGTGGGGCTGGGGCGATGCCGTCGCCTCGGTGCCAGCGGGATATAAATTCTGGTCCGTCTGTGTATACGACAGACGGTTCCCCAGAGGCCACGGATACGACTGGCTGGCTATCCCTGTCGGATCCCAGCCGTACGAGTGGAATCAGGTCGTCTACGGCCAGGGAGAAGACGACCGAGCCCGTGAATACTGGCAGCACGGCGTCCTGTTGTGGGACGAAGAGTGCGGCTGGCGCCGGCCGCACTATCGCCAGAGCCCGAGCGGGGTGTGGTACCACCCGCACACTGTGCGGGAGATTCCACGGTGACCACACGGGGGCTACGGCCCCCACTCTAATGCAGCCATCTCGGCATGAGCCGAGTGCCCGTCCCAAGCCGGAGAATGCAGAGGGGAGAACGCAGGGAGGAACACAATGGACCTGACAATCATCGAAGACAACGGCGGAAACTTGTTTCTCGGGGAACCGGGAAACTGGAGGGATGTCACGGAGGTACAGTACGACCTGTACCCAACGTCAATCACGCCGGATGTCTGGCGGGAAATCCAAACCTGGGCGAATCAATCCCGCAGCCGCCCGGCTGGCACGCAGGTGTGCCGGGTGATGTACAAGGACGGGGTCGTGGAGGTCCGGGACCTGATTGGTCCCGGCAACATGGGAATAGCCGCCCGTCGCATGATGGGCTACAAGTAGGAGGTGCTCGGGGGCTTCGGCCCCCTCTCTAATGCAGCCATCCCAGCACGAGCTGGGTGCCGGTCCCAAGCCCGGGAGATGCAGAGGGGAGACAGGGAGGAGACAATGACTGAGCACGACATCCCGGGGCCCGACTGGTCCGATGCCCCGCCGTGGGCCCAGTGGTGGGCGGCTGACAAGCACGGCCCGTGCTGGTATGCCCGCAAACCCACATGGACGGGCACAGGGTGGGATCCAAATTTTGGCAATTTTTGGATTGCCCCTCAGATTTCAGGGGTGCTGCCTGACGCTATTTTTGAGCGCCCCGGGGGAACGCATGGCTGAGCACGACATCCCCGGGCCTGACTGGTCCAAGGCCCCGCCGTGGGCACAATTCTGGGCGATGAACAGCGATGGACACGCGTACTGGTACGCTGCCGAGCCTACGTACAACGCCCAGCGTGATATTTGGGAGATAACTACCGATCCCCAGTACAAGATGGCTTATTCCGCATCCATCGACTGGGCCAGCACCCTACGGAGGAGACCGTGACAGACGTACAACCCGACTGGTCCAAGGCCCCGCCGTGGGCACGGTGGTGGGCGGTAAACCGTGATCGATTCCCGGCCGGGGATTATGCGATCTGGGCGGACTGGTACGAAAACGAACCCAAATACAATTCAGGGATTTGGGTGTCCCCTCGGGGGAGGGGGCAGGAAGACAGTGCGTGGTCAAACGTTGACTGCATCGATTGTTCCCAAACTTTGAGGAGGAGACCGTGACAGAGCACATACAACCCGACTGGTCCGATGCCCCGTCGTGGGCACAGTGGTGGGCGATGGACTACACGAGCGCCTGCTGGTACAAGCAGGAGCCCAGCTACGTCAAGTCCGGCCCACGGTGGATCTGGTACTCCCAGGGCTCCACTTTTGAAGAGGACCGCAACATTCGCTCCATGCAGGGAATCGATTATCGCCAGACCCTGCGGAAACGACCCGAGGTGCAAAATGATTGATGTCTCCAAACTGGCCGGGGCAAACCTGGCCAGAAAAAACTTGGCCGGCGCAAATCTAGCCGGTGCCAACTTGACTGGCACAAACCTGACCGGTGCAAACCTGACCGGCGCAGACCTAAAGAATACCAGCTTGGCTGGGGCAAATCTGGCCAAAGCCAACCTAACCAACGCCACCCTTGGTGGGGCCACCATGACCGGCGCAAACCTGACCGGTGCAGACCTGACTGGCGCAAGTCTGGGTGAGTGCTGCATGCAGGGAGCGCTCTTCGACGAGGCCATCCTCCAGGGAGCCAGCCTGGTCAATGCCGACCTGACCGGAGCCAGTCTGCGAAATGCGAATCTAGTCGACGCCAAGCTGGTCGACGCCACGCTGACTGATGCAGACCTGACCGGGGCCAACCTGACCAATGCCGGGTTGTCCAATGCAAAAATGCGCATGACCAATCTGACCGGCGCAAACCTGACTGGAGCAAACCTGAGCTGGGTCGACTCGCCCAACGCCAACATGTCTGGGGCCACCCTGACCGGCGCAAACCTGACCAACGCCTACCTGCGCCAAGTCAACCTGACCGGAGCCAATCTGACCGGTGCCGACCTGGCCGGTGCCGACTTGGAGGTGTCTATCCTGGCAGGGGCCAACCTGACCAACGCCAATCTAGCCGGGGCTGAATTGCCCGGTGCCAACCTGACCGGGGCCAACCTGACTAAAGCAAATCTAACGTATACTTACCTGCGCATGGCCGACCTGACCGGTGCCAACTTGGCCAGCGCCAGTCTCGGCTTTGCCGACCTGACCGAGGCCAAGCTGAGCAGTGCAAATCTGATCAGCGCCAGACTGTCTGGCGCAAACATGACCCGTGCAAACCTGGCGGGGGCCCAAATGGTCAGTGCAGGATTGACATATGCCGACCTGACCTATGCAAACCTATCCGGTGCCGACCTGACCTATGCAAATCTGACCGGTGCCGACCTGACCGGTGCAATCCAGACCGGTGCAAATCTGACCGGAACCATACTGGCCAAAACGAATGCCTGAAGGAGAAAAAATGGAAAACAAACCGAAGCGCGCGGCAACTCAAAAAAACATCCGGGTCCCAGACGAGCTGACTGCGCGTCTGGAGAATGCCCAAGAGCATTCTGGCTACACAATCACCCAGATCTGGATCAAAGCGCTCGACGAGTACCTGACCCGGCTCGGCTACTGACCCCTGCAACAGCCTGACATCTGCGTCCCCCGTCAGATGTCAGGCCCGTGTCGCCTCGTAGCGGATGCTGCCATGCGCTCGTCCGTCAAACCACAGACGCACCCAGGTGCCGCCCAGAGCTTTGGGCGGCCGCTCTTTTTCGACGTGATACCCCTCGCCGCCCTGATATTCATTTTTGTATGTGCCGGTCGACACGTGCAGCTGGTCGATAATGTGCGGTGTGCCTTGGCTGTTGACTGCTGCCCGAGGGGTCCAGACCGTCCACGACTCGTGGATGTGCCCGCTGAGCAGGATGTGTGCGCCATCCACCATCGCAGACCGCCGGTTGGTCTGGATGACGCCACGAGTGACAGGCCCACCGCCACCTGAGCCGTGGTGGTAGTAGCAGCGGATGGTATTGTGCGTGCCACGCCGCCCCTCGTCACGCGTGAGCCGGAACATCAGCCAGCCGGAATACGGCATGCACTGGACACCAAGCGCATCCGCCAGCCGCTTGGTTGGGTTGGTGCCGAGCCGCTTGCGAACCGCTGACTCGTGGTTGCCCTCGCTGATCATCACGATGCGGTCTCGGTAGGGGGCAAAAAACTTGGCTGCATCCTCCAGCACCGAATCCACGTAATCGAGCAGGTACTGAGGCTTCATCGAGCCGCCATCTCGCCGCGGGTCATCACGTCCTTGCATCAGGTCGAGCGTGTCGCCCATCAGCAGGATGCCAGCGTCACGCTGCACCGCCTCGTCGAGATGCGCACGCAGGAGCCCCCGGTCGCAATGCGGATTGTCCAGGTGGACATCCGATGCAGCCAGAAACCACTGCTGCCAGTCAAGTCGAGCGCGGGCCTCGATCCGCAGCACGACATCGTTGAGACGGTGCAGCGTGTAGGTCATGATGGTGGCTGGACCTGGCCCGTACCGTCCGGTTGGAGCGCAATCCGAGAGCCGGCCACTGCGCCCAGCATGAGCAGCACCAGTTGGATTGCATCATCCCGCCGCTGGGCAGCCTCTGCGGACAGACGCTCCAGCTCTATCAACCGGACCATCACGTCAGCCGGTACGGTCACGACGGCACCTGCGCAACGTAGCGCCGCATCAGCACGGAGCGGGGCGTTTCGCCGGAAAGTGCTGCATTCCCCGTTTCCATCCACGCTTGCCAAGCGGCAAACGTCGCTCCCCACTGCGCCCACACCTCCGGCGCAAATCCCGCTACCGGTTGCTGGCTGGCCGCTGCCTGAGCAATGATGTCGCCCATGCCATTGTCCTGCCAGTCAACCTGCATGGCCGACATCTCCGAAAACAGTTTGCGCATCCCAGGCAAAATTTCACCAGTGATTTTTGCCGCCAGTTCGACCTCGATCGGTTTTTCGCTTGCTTGGATTGCAGACATTGCTTGTTGAGCCTCCCGCTCTGTTGAAAATTTGCGTTTGATTGAACCGTCAAAGAAAATCCAATTTCCATCAGCTGATTGATATGTGTTCATGGTTGAGTTGCAATGACTTGGATAGCTCCGGAGCTAAATATGATACATAATTGTGTCTTTCCTGAGCTATCACGGCAGAATAGTCGTCCGGTATTTGCCGCTCCGGCTGCTGGTGCTGTCATTTCTGCAAATTCAATAGCTCCCGCATCGATATCGAGCCGTGTGCTGGGGCTCGTCGTCCCAATGCCGACGTTGCCGGTATCTTCTGCCATAATAATGTTAGTAGATGTTGTTCTTATGCGATATTGAAAATTGTCGTAATCATATAATCCAAAAGTTGTTCCACTTAATTCGAATCCGAATGTTGTGGAGCCCGGCCTTTGAAATCTCATCATTGAAGAATTTGCCGTAGGTGAGGAAACTTGTAATACACTAACAGGACTAGACGTTCCAATGCCGACGTTGCCGCCATTGGGTTGCAGTATCACGTACGATGTCGTGCGTGTGGCACTGGACGTGGCTTCAAGTGTCAGGTCGTCGTTAGCTGCGGTCCCGCCGATGAGCGTCTGCCCTCCGCTGCTACCATTCAGCCTGGCGAAACTCGTGTTGATGTCGTCAGTCGTCGTAAGCAGATTTGTTAGGCTGATTTTATTGAGCTCAGATGCGGAAGAGTCCCATATCCATAGCAAGTCGGCATTTTCGACTGCTGAAATTGTTGGAGATTGATTTAGCGTTTTTGTTGATGGCATGATTTCCTCCTATGCCCAAGTTTGCTGAGCAAACCCCAAATAATACGAGTCAGCACCGAGCCCAGCGCTGATGTCAAACTGTTGGATGTAGACATGTTCAGTAAGCATTGATCCCCCTATACGATTGTTTGGACGGTGGATTGTATTGTGATCTGGACTTCGAGCTGAGCGGTGTTTCCTGTGCTCGCCGATTTGCGACGCACTTCTATGAGGTTATGCGCCTGATTTGGCCGAAGCGTGTTTGCGTTGCGAATACTACTCGTCAAATTTATTCTCCTCCAGTTCCCGGAAATACTCTCTGACCCACCGCTCACAACAGCAGCGTCAAATGCTGTCCAGGGATTTGCCCCAGACCCGTTGAGTCTATATTCCAGGTCCGTGTGGGCATAATTAGAGCCGCCCCTGTAAGCGTTGTAAGTGACTGTCGGGGTTATTGTATGCGTGTGTGAGCCACCCGAGTTTACCGAAGCCGCAGTGTCGTTTGTTTCGAAATTTGTTTTAGGATTTATTGTGACCGTCGTAAGTTGTGTTGTCCCGCCAGTTTCGACATGTGCATGGCTTGGACTTGTATGGTTATGATCGGGAATTGAATGCTTGTGAAGTGGACCAGTATGAGTATGTCCAGTAACCTCATCGGCTGTCGCCGTAATAGAGCTGATTGTTGATATTATTGGACTGATGAAAAAGTCAAAAAACACGGAATAAATCTGAACCACATCGGATCCTAGACGGAATCTAATTTCGGTGACCGGCGATTGTGTTAGTCCCACCGGTCGGGAGAATGTCATTGTGTGCGTGTTCGGCATCATCTGCGAGGCAACTTTGTATGTGTCTGCATCAGACAGACGTGAGACCGTTGCCTCCGTATCGGTGACAGGATACGTCTCTACCGTGCCAACCAATATCTTGGTTGTCTGCATACCATCTGCATTGATTACATGGGTTGCTTCGATAATGTTAAGAGAGTCATCTATGTAGATTCCCTGCTCTGGATCCCTGTACTGAACCCGAATTTTGTGGAGGGGCCGCAGCAGCAGCTCGGTTGAATCACTCACCGTGACCAGAGATTTGGTTAGCTCTATATCGTAATGGATAATGGGCTGTCGATTTTTGATTAAGTAGTTGAGGGCCAAATAATACAACTGATCCGCAGCTTTTTCAATCGCCGTGGTTGTGTTTGATTCAGGAGCAACCTCAGGCCATTGGATCACACGAGTGTGGACCCCAAACGCGGTTTCATCACCTGTATGACGGATGCCTTTATATTGACCAGCTACAGTAACATAATCGAAAGACGGATTTACCGTAATGCTTGATGGCAACATAGTTAACCTACTGTCACCATTCCCAGCGCCAAACGGGATTACTCGTGTTACAAAATCTGGCATGCTGTAAAACATTGTTATGTTTTTGATGATAACGGTGTCTGGTCTTACATCGCTATTGCCATCGACCTGAACTGCTCGTATATTCGTCGCAATAAAACTCGCTTCCCAACGAATAGTTCGAAACCCTGTTCCTGTGATTGCGGTACTTAAATTGGGAGAGAGCGCAAAATAAGCTCCAGAATATTCAGAGAGTTTGATCAATGCCTGCAAGACATTTTCATAGGCCCAGCGGCCATACAAAGTATCGTAGAATACGGTTCCACCAGCTGTAGCGGTCCAGCCCGTTTGAGGCGACGCCATTTTGAACAATGCTGCATTAGATGCAGTAATCAAATCGATGGCCCCGGCTGGTGGGGTAGTATTGCCATCAAAATAGTTTCGGTCCATAGATACCCATGCCAGCTCTCCCAGCCAATCTTGACCGCTGACAACTAGTATCGCTCGCCCTGAATCATCAATTTCCGTAGAAATATTTTGAATGATTCCGCCGCCTATGTATATGTATTTGTTTGTAAATACCGACACTGTCGAATTGTTGTATCCTCCACGAACAAAAGCAATGCATTTGACGGTATTCAGCAGAGCCAGATTTGTCGCCTGAGGATCATCGGCAAGCACGCGAAATTCAAAATCGCCTGCTCGGTTGATTCGAACAGTTTGTTGCCATGAAATGACAGTATTTATCGGTCCAGGGCCAACAATAGTCGTTCCGTCTGGCCCGTAAATTTCCACATAATAGTCCATTATGCTGTCACCGCAAATGCCGTTATGGTTACTGTAGATGTGAGAGTTGTTGAAACTGTAATTGTGTTAGTTCCAATCGCCAGGGGGAGCCAACCCCTGGCCGTATGGTTACTCGTTATAAATCCCGAGTTGTATTGATTTGCTGATCCCCGCACAATGGTTTTGGCTCCGCAATCTATCGTTAGATTGCCCGATCCAGTAGTTGACCCGCTCCACGATAAATTGACGCCAATGGCGTTTGAGATTATAGTCAGTGATGTTATGCTACCAGTGGCAGTGACAATTGCATCCTGACATTCGATATTTCCGCCCATCGTGATCGAAATGCTTCTTGAGCCCGAGGCTGTACTGCTTGCAGTAGTTGCGGTCGATGCCCTCCAGCCGCCCGTGGGGGTCTCGAAAACCGCCTCGACCTCGGCGAACAACGCTGTGTTTTGTTCTGCATCCTGATTGATTTTGACGCTGAGCAAGCGAGCGATTCTCGTCTGGGTAGTGCCATCGCTGAAATTCGCACGAATGAGAGTAGCCCGTTTGCCAATCAAACCTTTTAGCTGATTGATTTTGGTAATTAAATCGGCATGGGTTGCGCCCACATAAGCGCCCCTAATTGTAATTTGTTGCTGTACCGGAAATTGCCTGCCGCTCCCTCGCCAGTCGAATGCCGCACCCATAGACACCTGTATCGTACTGGGAATGGAAGCAGATGACATGTCTTCGACGGACATAATTGTCGGGAGGGTGACTCCATCGAATGTGGTGATCTGATATGACATTATGCGCCTATCGCTCTGAGTCCGCTGGCGACGCCAGAACGAGACGCCTGGCGTACCATTTCGGAATCGACATTGCCACTAAAGTACTGGTTGATCGTAACATTGCCCAGCCCAGCGCCGGCGCCAATAGCGGATTGGGCGGGTGAAGCCATCATGTCACCGACAACGCCTGACACCGTCTGGTTGACAGCCGACATCGCCTGGCGCATCCCCTGGCTGATACCCTCCGCAAACGGCATGCCGATCTCTTCGGCTGCCACCTTGGATGGCGACGAAATGCCCAGGAGGCTTTTGAAACTGTCCACCACGGCTCCGCTCACGGTGCTGGCCAGATTTGTTATCCAGCTCATCATTGCCAAGATACCGCTTCCGATTCCTTGGATGATTGCGCTGCCGACGGCTCCCCAGTCCGTCTCAGTCCAGATGCTGACGACCGTGTCGACGATTCCTTGGATTCCACTCGTAATCCAGAGTTTCCAGTCGCCGATGATGGCCCGTAGAACCAATCCTGCATTTTCAAAATCTCCCGTCAGGACGCTGAGCACAAATTCCACAACATTTAGCAATGTCCTGAGGATAAACTCAAAATTGTTAAACACCCAGCCGAGGTATGTATCGACAACATCGACGATGGTTTGGCCGTGAGCCTCCCAGAAACTCGCAATTGCCCCCAGGACGGTGCTGACAATCTGCTGGATTCTCGGCATGTTGCGCCCGATCCAACCATTGAAAAAGTTGAGCGGCTCGATGGCATCGGTCATGATCCCCTGGCCGAAGCCGGCCAGAACGTCAGAAATCACGGCGATGGCCGGTCCAAACACGCTGGCCAGTACTGCACCAAACGCGTTGAACGCCGGGACGATTTGCCCATCAATGGCGTTTTGTAGCGGAGGCAACGTCGCCTGCACGAACGTGTTGACCGCCGTGACGATTGCCAGCCATGCCGGCAAAAACATGCTGCCGATCGTGGTGCTCAGGTCCTGCATCTGCGCATCCAAAATGCGCTGTTGGTTGGCCAGCCCACCCGAGGTGCGTGCAAAGTCGCCTTGGGCCGCAGTTGTCTGTGCGAAAATCTCGGCTTGGGTGGCAAGAAGTTTCTGCTGAGCAGTCAGATCTTCCACCTGGCCACCGAGCACTTTTTCGAGGGCCAGTCCAGCCTGTTCCATGTCCCGGCTGGCATCGGAGGCTTCGATTGACGATTCGCCAAATTTGGCGACCGATTCGTTGTATGCCCGCTGAGCTTTTTCCACCGCCTCCGTTGCTCTGGACAGCGCGAGAGCGTCGACCTCTGCATTGACCAGACCCATCGACAAAGCCCTGGCCTTGATGGTCGCGTCGCTGAGCAGCACCCCGTACGCGCGGAGAGGCTCGCTCTCGCCGCGGAGAGCAGCGCCGATCGCCTCGATAGCTTGCTCTGGTGTGGTGTTGCCGAACGACGCCAAATCGCTGGCCAACTCAGACAAGCTTGTCGAAAATTCAACCAGCTCGTCACCGGTGACCCCAGCCGCTTGGCCAAACACCGCAAACGTGGTGGCGGCGTCCAGGGCCTGTTGCTGGCTCTGGCCAAAAGCGGTCGCAGTCGTCTGTGACCATTCTTTGATCGTATCGGAAACATCGCCAAACAAAACGTCCGTTTTGCTGAGCGTCTCGTTGAGGTCGCTGGCAGCGCTTACGCTGTCCATGCCAAACTGGAGCAGTGCTGCACCAGCCGAGACCGCCATCCCGGCGATGCTTTGGCCGACGCCTTGGGCAATGCCAGCCATGACCGAGCCGAATTTGTTGGCTGATTTGTCGGCGGATTTTATCTGATCGGAGAAATTGTCGAGCTCACGCGCGCTTTGACCGATCTTGCTGTCAAACCCACTGGTATCGGCAACAATCTGTACGTTAAGGGTGTCCGACATTTGCCCCTCCGACCAGCGCTGCGAATTTTGACAACACCTGCTGGCCTGTCAGAGGTTTTTCTTCCGGCTTCCACCAGTCGGGCATAAATTCGCTGACCGTAAACGGTTTTGGATGGCGTTTGCGGTCTCGGGATGCATTGGCTGACAGGGTCATCATCATCGCATTTCTCAAATCTGCGCGCTGCTCGCTAGATGGCTGAATCGACAAGAACGCTGCCCATGTGGCAAACTCGCTGGCACCCATGCGTTGCTGGAGCTCGGCCACAGTGCACCCTCCAATTTCCAGGGCCAGCGTGTGCCACAGGCGCAGTTCGGCGTCGTCAATTAGATTTTTTTTTCAGCCTCTAGCGACCCGGGCACCATTTTGGACAGCACCATCGCCTCGGTCGCCAGACGGAACAGGATGTGCCAGGGAGCCTCCAGAAGTTCTTTGGCGTCCTGCACTGCTGGTGCACCAGTTTCATCAATCCATGTTCGCCGGACAATTTCGGCCGCCAGCGTCAGCGCTCGGCGGGCAGCGTCAGGCGTCAGGTTTGATTTGTCGGCCAAAGCTCCTTGCAGCTGGATAGTGTCCACCATCAACTCGCTGCGCTCTGCTCCAGTGAGCTCACGCAGAATGACCGATCCGCCCCATTCTGGCACGTCAACCGTGACCTGCCGCAACACGCTCTGTCTGAGTACACTACTGTTGAGTATAGGCATATTTTGTGCTATCAGCCCTATACGTTATATGACACAGCGCCAGTAACTTTGATGGTACAGCTGGCCGTCATCGCATCCTCCAGAGGTGATTCGGGGGTAAATGCCGTCACAATGCCACTAAACGAAAAAAAATTTGAATCGCTCATGACCAGCCGAAACGTTTTTGCCGTCCCGGTCAGCAGGAAGTTAACCAAGCCAGTTGTTGTGTTAGTCGCTGAGTGCGAAGCCAGATCTGGATCGTAGATCAGATCGAACGTCACCTCGCCCCCATCGCGGAGCCCCGGCGTAAAAGTACGCCACTTATTTGTGTCACGTGCTGTCACTTCGACGGCGTCTTGTGTCATGGACGGACCGCTAATGTCACGCACCTGTGCGACATCGACGAATGTTGTGCTAACCGTATTGACTCTCAAAACAGATTCATAAGCTGTATACTTTGCCATTTTCCCCTCTATTCAATTAGATATGTGCCAGATTCGTCGACCAGATAATGTCCGTTTTCATCGACCAGATAGA